CACCACCTTCTGAGTACATAGTTAAATATGTTGTACTAGTACCCCCTAATTGCATCCATGTTGCGTCACTTCTTAATGTGTCACCACTAGAAGCATTTTGTAAACTTCCACTCCAACTAAAAGAACCAGGAGTCCCATCTCCAGTTGGTCTACCAGCATAAAAAGTAAAATTTCCTCCATTTTTGTCAGTTCCATTTCCATTACCAGACAAAAGATACAACCTAGAACCATGAGCATCAGAAACATCACTAACTCCAATGACATATAGATTATCTGACCCATCTCCCACTGTAAGGGTGTTCGAGTCAAATTTTAGCTTGGACTCAGATGTTACTGTGCCATCTCCATCGTCAGTTAATAATTGATTGGCAGACCCATCAACACCTACAGGATGTAGGTCAGAAACAGATAAAACACCACTACTAGCAGAAAGGCCTGTTGTAGCAGCTGTACCAGCAAATAAAGTAGCTACATCATTAATACTTCCCTTAGCGTGAGAACCTGTCGTACCACCATCTAAAAATAATACATAATCTCCTGCGACAATAGTTTGAGCACTTGCTTCTGTTAGGTCTACATTAAATGTTGTTGTTGATAAATCTAGAAGTGTTCCAGCAGAATAGGTTGTTCCTGCTGCAGCATCCCAAACAGCTTTACTGCCATCCCATTTTAAAAATTGACCCGAAGAAGGAGTGTCATCTCCTATCTTATCTATACCACCAGTATTGTTAAATGAGATTACCGTTTTTCCTGAACGGTCTTTTATATTGTTGCCACCTACCGTAAGGTCCCCATCTAAATGGAGGGCTCCCATGATACGCATAAATATTCTAGTACCTGCATTTTTAAGGTACTTAAATAGAGTGACACCCTTTAGGTCAATAAGCCTATTGTATCTGTCTCTATTATATCTTTTATCTGAGTATTTGAAATCACTCGGCATTGTAATTTTTTATTTTTTAACACCCCCTTGAGCTTTTTTATCTAATTTTCGTTTCTCTAACATATCCATCCAATTCTGTATCTTTTCATCAGACCAACCAATACGTTCAGCCTGTTTAGCACTTCCAGGTTCTTTTAAATCAGTCTTATACGTTTTACCTCTCCACATGAATTGTTTTTCTCCACCTTTTAAAGCTTCATTAAAAGCTTCAGCAAAAGAAGGTCCGTCATCTTGAGGATTACCTCCGTTAAAATATTTACTTATATAAGCACCTTTTTTAGCTTTTACATTTAACGCACTAAAGTTTCCTAAACCCCCTCTAGATTTTCTTCTAGTTTTTGTCTCCGAGCCCTCTTCTTTTCCCCCATCTTTAGCTCCACCGCTAAAACCAACTTCTCTTTTAGTTTTAGTTTTTTCATCTTTTTCAGTAGTTGAATCTTTAGAGTCTTCTACCTCTTCCTCCGTAACTGGAGCCTCTTGATGTTGCTCTTGAAGAGTAAAAGCTCCTTCATCTACATCATAACCTGAATCTTCCCAGTTTATTCCGTCATTACCAATTTTTTCATATTGCCACTTAAACGTGTTAGGATTACTCGCATCAAATTCAACACCTTCAACCCCAACTTTTCTAGCTCTACCACTATATCCAGCCTCATCAAATATATCTGCACCTTTATAGTCTCCAGAAGTGTAAGTACCTTTATCAAGTCCTAATCCTGATTTAAGATTCATCGTTTCAGTTTCTGTATCCCATACTTCTGTTAAATCAACTTCACCTCCATCACTGTATTTAGCTCCTGTCATATCTATTTTGTCACCCATTTCATCTAATCTATCTGCTATTGTTTGAGGACCTTTCCCTTTTCCAAACATTTTATCAGATAATTCACTCTCTTGCATTCTGGTTTGAGGATTATACTCTAATGCTGGTCTAGCTTGCCCTTGAGATTTTTTTAGTTTTGCTTTTACTCTATTCCAATCACCAGTTTCTTCTTTTTTAACACCCCCATCAGACACAATACCTCTATTCTTTCTGTTTTCTTGTTGCGATGGTGTTAGTTTTTGTTTCTGTTTTTCTCTCTCTTCCATTATCTTATTAAACTCTTCCTTCCAAGAGTATTGACCATCTTTTTGTGTAGGAGAAGGTCGATTCAACCTATTCATTTCTTCAAAGTCAGCAGTAGCATCACCAGTAAGGAATGTTTCTTCTGGTTCAGCGTCTTCAGGAATTTCTGTTAAATCAGAATCATCCCATGTAACATTCTTTTTTACATCGCTTTTAACATCCTGATATTCTTTTAATTCTGGATATTTAGAAATATTTGTTTTTTCAGAAACCATTTTTAATCTATCTATAGCTCCTGCTGGAGAGTAGGCTCCAATATAATCTGAAGTTTGATTACCTTCTTTTGTTATCTGTGAAAAATCACCACTACGAGAAGTTTTAAGGTCGTAAGGAACTATCGTATTTTGACCCTCTTTTTTACCTGATAAAAGTTTTTGATAATAAGATTGTTCTTCTTGAGATAGTTTACTGTTTTTATTACTGCCACCAAATTGTGGTCCTATCATTCCCTTTAATCTTCTTGCCATCTCATCATCAATAACAATCATTCCTTGATTTTCTCCAAGATTAAGATTAGAGTTTGTTAAATCACTTAAGGCAACATTGTATCCATATACATTTGGATTTTGTTTTTTCCAATCTAACACTTCTTGAAGTTGAGAAGATGGACTACCTCCATTCTCATATTTAGATACAAATTTTTTTGAAATTCTCATACTATTTCTTTATTGTTTAATATTCTATAAAATCTAGATACCAGTAATTTTCCTTTTTGTGATATCATGTATTTTCTAGCACCATGATATCCGTTTTGCTGGTATATAGCTAAATATCCTTTTCTATATAAGGCTGGTAAGTTTCTATCTACAAAAGTTCTTGATGACCTATAGTTTTTAGATACGTAAACATAAGTAAAGTACTTAAGGTCATAAGCAAAGAACAGAAATTCAATATCTGAAACTTTCAGATTATAACTGTCTCTGAAATAATACAGAGTTGGTCTGTAGTATTTTAAGTAGTTAGGTTTATCCAACCTTATTAAATTTAATTATAATAAGCAAATATAACTAATTATTTCTTATATTTGAAATAAATTACTATATTTGTCTCAGTATTAATTTTATAAAAAGAAAAGAAAATGGCTTTTAAACAAATAAGAGTTTCCCCAATACTAGATGTTGATGCTTATGCCGATGATGATATATTATTTGCCTTAACAGAAATTTCTTTACCAACGGGTAAACCTGTTTTATTAAGAAATATAACTGTGGTAGATAGAGCTAAGGTTAATGCTGGTGCTTTAGATATGCAGTTATTGTTTATGAACACAGATGACAACTCAATAGGTACAGTTCAGGGTGCTGCAGTATCATTAACCGCTTTTAATGCTAGAAATGGAGTTATTGGATTAGTACATTATAGTAATGCTACACAATCTGCAGACGCAGATTTTGATAACTTTAATGTAAGTTCTAGTACAGATAATGATTTAACAACAGCATTTAATAAACCTATAGTTCTAGAGCCAAAATCTGGAAGTAGAAGTGTTTTCTTTACCGCTGTAAGTGTAGGCGAAACACCAACATTTGCTGGAGCAACAGGTGTTCTTGTTGACGGAGCTGTTAGTGCAGGAGCTTCTACAGAAGTTGTTACCGACACTGTTAATGCTGATATTATGTTTAAAGTTGGTGATACAGTTGTAGATGCCGATGACAATGTTGTTGGAGTTATAGAATCTATTACAGGTGGACCAAATTCAGGTGAGAAAAAAATAACTTTTACTACTGCTACTGGAGAGGCACTTGCAAATAATGAGGAATTATTTACTCCACACTCATTAGAGTTTATTTTTGATATAGAATATTAAAATATTATTAAATGGCTACATTAACAGGAAGTACTATATCTTCAACGTATAAGACACTTTTAAAAACAGCTTCATCAACTGGTGTTACTAGCACTTTAAGTACAGTAGAAGATGGAGATGCTACAGCAAGTTGTCTTAAACTTGGAACTACATCATTAAATGTCGATGGCAAAGTGGGTGTTAACTCATCAACATCTATAAATGCTAATTTACACATTAAATCTACCGAAACACAATCTATACTTATAGAGGATTCATCAGCATACGATATTTTTTATGTGGGAGATTCTTCTTCTACTTTTGATTGCAAGATAGGTGATATAGATAATGCCTCTTCTGGTAATGATACATACTTACACCTTAAAGATTCTGCTAACTCTATTATATTAAAAGGAACTTATACTGGCATTAATCAAACATCTCCTTCAGCGACTTTACATGTAGGTAATAATGATGCTACAGTAAAGTTTGCTTTAACGAGTTCAACAACAGCTATGACAATAGGAGATTCATCTAATGCTGATATAATAAATATTGACACTAGAAATGATACAGTTAGAATAGAAGGAGATTTAGAGGTTACTGGTAATTTTAATGGCCAAAGCCAAAGATGGAAGCATGAAGAGTATTTTTTACAACTACCTGCTTTAAATGCCGATATAGCTATTACAAAAAATCTAAATTTTGAAGTTTTAGGAACAAATACTAGCTCTGATGATGTTACTCGGGATAATACTTACTCAGGTGTTGTTATTGAAACTGACGGAACAGATAATGATTCTATTTGTATTACTCCTCATGTCGACACAGGTCAAACAGCTATAAATAACATGAAAATCAAAACAGAAGATGAAATGGTTTTTGAGTGTGCTATTACTACTGATAGCTCTATAGCTAATTATTCTTTTTGGGCTGGTATGAAAAAAAGTAGAGTTCCAGATTACGCAACTGATGATGACCAAGCTTATTTTTTATATTGTTCTGATGATGACCACGGTGCTTTAACAACAAACACAAGATTGCATTTTATATATTCTGTAAGTAACACTGATTATATAACAGACCTTGGAATAATAGTAGCAACAGGTACAACTTATAGGTTTAAAATTTCTATTAACACAGATAGACAAATATCTGTTTTTGTTAACGGGGTTATGTATGGGTTAACATCTTCAACAACAGCTGGTGGTGTTACAGAAAGTACATCTACAACGCTCTCAGCAGTATTAACAGGTGGAGTTCCATTACTTCCATTTATTGGTGTTCAACAACACGCTGGAAGTACAACAAGCAAATTACACGTACATTATGAAAAAATAAGTAGAAAATTATGATAGATAAAATTATTTCACTACATTAGTGGAAAATTTAATTTAATATAATATTTACTTATGAAAGACACAGAACAACTCATTGAAGAGATGTGTGATTCTATGAAAGAATTACTCCTTCAAAAAAACAGAAGCTATGGCGATTCAGCCACTAATCCATCAAACGTATTCTCAAAAGGCTCTCCAGTAGACTCTATATGTGCACGTATAGATGATAAACTTATGCGTATACAAAATAAAGGTATTAATGATAAAACAGAAGATACTGTTTCAGATTTAATAGGGTACCTTATTTTATTAAAGGTAGCTATACTTAAAGAGAAAAGTGAAGAATATAATACGATGAAAGAAACTATTGCTTTTGGAGGTCATGTTAATATTAGCGGAAAGCCTATAAGTTCGTTAGAGGGATTAAATATTCATTACGATATAAAAACAGAAGATAACAATAATTCAATATAAAATGAACGGAACAGAAGAGATAAATCCTATAATAAGAAAAATAACTATAGGAGATTTAAAACAAGGTCTTACCTATCAGGTGGGTCAAAAAATGTTAGCTGGAAAACTACAGATAACAGCTATTGTTCAAGATGGAGCCGCTTGGGTTAAACATCAACAAGTTGTTTATGATGTGTATATAAAATTTGAAGGAGAAGAATTTTCAAGACCTTGGAAGAGATTTTTTAGTCAACCAACAGCAATAGAGTTTGATGTAGAAGAAAGAGAATCTTATCAAGTTAATTAATATGAATCCAAATAAAGATTATTACTTTGTGAAAGTTGAAAAAACTCACGAAGACACAATTACGCTTAATGGTAAAGAATTATTTTTAGACTCTAGCTATAATGACATGAAACACGCTAGGCAATATGGCACAGTTGTTGGAGTACCTAGGGGTTTAAGCATGGGGAAAAAGAGAGATATAAAAAAAGGTGATAAAGTGTATTGTCATCATTTTTTAGTTAGTGAAGAAAATAGAGTCAACTTTATAGAGCAAGATAATGTATACAAAATATTTTTTGAAAGTATATATGCTAGAGTTAGGAATGGTAAATTAAAAATGGTGGGCCAGTGGAACTTTGTAAAGCAAAAAATAGAAGATGAATCTAATTACATAACTAAGTCTGGTATATATTTAAAGTCTGAGGCAGAAGATGAAGAACTATATGGATATGTTGAACACATGAATGATGAGCTTAAGAGTTGGGGTGTTAAGAAGGGTGATGAAGTTATATTTTCTAAAAACTCAGAGTATGACATGTTAATTGAAGGTGAAAAGTTGTTAAGAATGCGTAATTTTGATATATTAGCTAAAGTATCATGAATGAACAAGAAATTATAAAAAAGTGTATGGAAAACTCATACAGAATATTAACTGGTAAAAAAACAGTTGATGATATATTTTCTGAAAGCACCTGTCCCTATTTTTTATGGAATGTAATGGATAAAAAAAGTGGAATACCTAAAGAAAGAAATGTTTTCATAGATGTTATAGACACGTTGATAGAATATTTTGAAGAAGATGAGGAGTATGAAAGGTGTGCAGAACTACTTAAATTAAAGAAAAAAGATGAAAGTAAATATAGAAGAAAAACTAGAAAAACTAATACAATCAGGGAATGAAGCTTTTGACTTGTTGCTAGAAGAAGTTAAAAAACCTATAGACCCAGACCTTCCAGATGATAAATCAAGAAATGCCATGAAAGCCAAAAAAGAGTGCTTTATGGATGCTCAAGAAATACTTATGGCTATTCATAAAATAGAAAGCCAAATTAACGGTGAAAATGAAAATATAACAGAGGAAGAATCAAATTCTTTTAAAGCTGGGTTCTCAGAAAAATTTGCTAAAAAATAGAAAGTACAATTTATTTTACTATATTTGCGTAGTTAGGAATAATATATTATGTCAGGAACTTTAAAAATAAATGGAATTAAGTTTAAATTACCTAAAAAACCTGCCAAAAAAGATATATTATTCTCTAATAAGGCTAAAAAAAACCAAAAGTGGCAAAGAACGGAAATGCCAGAAGGCATGAACGAGGAAACTGCTGGTAAATTTAGCTGGTTTATAGAGCAAGAGTTTGACAGAAGAAGAGATGGAGTGTGGTTTATGAATAACGGTGTTCCAACCTATATAACAGGTGAACATTATTATTATATAAATTGGTGTAAACTTGATATAGGTTATCCCGAATATAGAGATAGAGATAGAAGATTCTTTATCTTTTGGCAAGCGTGTAAAAAAGACCCTAACTGTTTTGGAATGGTTATGGTAAAACACCGTAGAGAGGGTGCTTCATATAAGGGTGCTGCTATGCTACTTTATGAGATAACTTCATTGTATAATTCTCATGGGGGTATAATCAGTAAAACTGGTGTAGATGCTAAATCTTTATTTACAGATAAACTAGTTTATATGTTTAGACAGCTGCCTTTCTTTTTTCAACCTATAATAGATGGTAGTGACAATCCTAAAAGTACACTTAGTTTTAACGCTCCAGGACAGAAGATATCTAAGAACTTTAGAAAGATAGTAAAGTCGGAGGCTTTAAATAGTAAGATTGATTGGAGAAATACTAAAGATAATTCTTATGACTCCGTTAAGCTTGTAAGATATCTTTGTGATGAGGGAGGTAAATGGGTAGATGCTAATGTAGAGAAAAACTGGCAGGTTGTTCGTTCTTGTTTAACCCTGGGGGATAAGATAATTGGAAAATGTTTTATGCCTACTACGGTAAATGAGATGTCTGATGCGGGTGGACAAAATTTTAAGAATATTTGGGACGATAGCGACATAGAAGATAAAAACGCAAATGGAAGAACTAAGTCTGGAATGTATTCTTATTTTACACCAGCTTATGATGGATATGAGGGTTTTATAGATGAATACGGAATGTCTGTTGTAGATACTCCAACAAAAGAGCAGGCTAAGTTTACAGGTAAAAATATAGGAGCTAAAGAATACTTACAGAATGTTCGTGAATCCTACAAAAAAAATACCACTAAACTATCCGAGGAGAAAAGGCAAAGACCTTTTAGTGTTGATGAAGCTTTTAGGAATGACTCAAGACACAGTCCATTTGATGTTGAGAGAATATATCAACAGATGGATTATAATGAGGCTGCAGATAACTTAACTGTTACTGGTAGTTTTATATGGAAAAACGGACAACAGGATTCAAAAGTTATATGGATTCCAAGTTCGCAAGGTAAATGGAAAATATCTTGGTTGCCACCAGAAGAGAGAAGGAATAGTATAAAAATGAAGGGAACCAAAAAGTGTCCAGCAAATGAAATAGAACTTGTTGCTGGATGTGACCCTTATGACCATGATACAACAACAGATGGGCGAAGGTCTAATGCTGCTTGTTATGTTTTTAAAAAATTCACTATGATGGATGATTTTCATAATCAATTCGTTTGTGAATATATAGCTAGGCCTCCTAAAGCTGAAATGTTTTATGAGGATGTTTTAAAAACGTGTGTATTTTACGGATGTCCAATTCTTGTTGAAAACAATAAGGTTGGTATTG